TTCACGGGCGAGGTTCTCCGCGCTGATCGACCAATCATCAGGCCGCGACAGGATTGCCACCAGAACCCCCCTAGCGCGGAATGACAGCCGTTCATCACGGGCTACGGCATTCCGTACCATGACGAAGTTTGCTTCGGGTCTGGCTGCGCGAATGATCATCGCTGCACCTGCCTGCGAAGGTAAATGCGTATTACAATTTGCTTCATCTAAGAGCCTCTTTCTTAGGTCATGCCCCCGACAGTTTGCGCTGTGCGGGGGCTTTCAATTTGTCTGGCAATTCTACACGGGCTGAATGCCGTGATGCTTCACATAATCCTTCAAACGCATAACGATCAGCCCGTCAGTCGAACCATCGGGCATCGCAACCAGCATGAACGGTCTTGTATCCCCGATGGGTCTGTGTTGTTCACTTTGTATCTCGCAACGCAGAAAGGCGGTGACGACTGGTTTGATTTGTGCGCCTGCTTTGACTTCGACACGCACATGACCGCCCCAAACTTCCTCGTGCCGCGAATTGACCCCGGTGATACCTAGAGCCTTGCGAGCCTTACGCGCCTTCGCGTCGCCTTTCGCACGGTTGCGTTTGCCCATGCACCGGGGACACTTGCAGCCGCGTATGTGGCCTTCGGGCCGCTTGAGTGGCGTACCGAAGAGGCCGCACCCGCAGACACAATCCGCTTTCGGTTTCAGATAGTCGGTCATAGTTTCAGATTAGTTCTGTATCGGAACCCGTCATCAAAGTCTTTGTCAAAGTAGATGCGCCCCCGGCGAAGTTGCAGACGCTCATTCGGAGTCAACCCGCCGAACATCCCGATTTCGTCGTCAATCGCATCAACTTCCATGATCATCGCCAAACACTCACGATGCACCTCGCACCTTCGACAGAACGACCACGCTGCATCCCAACGATCTTTCCGAACGCCATGCCCTGACGGGAAAAAGATGCGTATGTTTTCACGCTGGTCAAGGCCGCGACACGCAGCCCGTTCACGCCACAGTTGAATACTCAAAGACCCGCCTGCCTTCGTCGGTGATACGGCATACATTCTGCTGTTCGCCTGCCATCGACAAGCGTGTACGCCCTGTGGATTCAATAAAACCTTGCTGGCGTAGTTCGCTGCACCGCATCCAGTAGGCGCACCCGGGCGTTCTCAGCCCGGATGCTTCGCCTGCCTCTTCGTCGGTCAGTTCACCGTTCAGCCAATACTGTTCCAGTAGTCGATGCCGTTGTGACCCTGCTCGCGGGGCTACGGATTGCGCAGCCTTGCGGGTGGTCGTGGGCGCGTTGGGACGCACAGGGACAGTCGGCTGGATCGCTTTGACCGCAAGCGAGCAGATCGCCGCAACCACTTTCGGATCAACTTCTGACAGTCGATCATGCAAAGCAAGGTACTTCAGGTCGTTCAGATGTTGAACAATGTCATTCATACCATTCATCCCCGTACACGAAGAACGGATGCAACCCAAGTTCCTTGACGCAGAACCTGTCTGCGTCGTATCTGCGGATGGTGCGCCCTGAACGGAATAGCGACTTGTATTGGGTCTTTCTGGCTGTCGGGATCAACGCCAAGATCGGTTCAACGCTGAACCGTTTTTGCGTTCGTTGGCCCCTGTTGCGGTTCACTTCCCGGCCCTTGTTCTTGCAGTCGGTGCAACGACAACCGTGCTTGTAGCCCGAATAGGTGCCGTGAATCATCCCGGTACCGCCTTCGCCGGTGGTGACCATGTTTCCCATTGGTCTGCCCGGTGCGCCAAAGCGCAGGTCATCGTGCCGTCATCCTCGCGGAAGATTTGCACCAGCACCTGCCCGATGCCGCAGAAGTCGTCAGCCACAAACGGGAAGTACCCGGTTCCGTCTGCTTCCACGAAGCCTGCGATGGTGGTGCGCAACTGTTCAATGTAGTCACGGGCCTCTTCGATCAGGTCGCACAAGGCTTCCCCCAACCCGGCATCGTCGCCCTGCCTACGCAGATTCTCGTTCGCCCCGCGCATCAGTATTAGCGCGTTGTTCAGTCGTTCAACTTCCACTTTCCACCGCATTCCAAATCCGTTTGAACACATCAGGTCGGTTGGCTTTGACCCATTCACGGCACATCGAATCCCGCTTGGCTTTCTTCTGCGCGTTGATCTGATGCTTCCGTTTCCCGAACGGTGTGTTGCGGTACGCCTTGAGATAGTCCTTGTTTGCTTGCGCACAGATTTCGCATCTGCACACCTTCCGCATGTATGCCGAACGACCGTGTTTCATTCTTCCACCAATCTGTATCGCGCAAATTCGTCAACAAACTCTTGCGCTTCACAATCAAGGTCAACGTAAAAAACCTCAACTTTGACAACATCGTTCACGTTGCAAGTGATGGTGATTTGCTCAATCCGTTCCGCTTCTAAACCAAACAGTTCACACAGTTGTTGTCCAAGTTTGTAACCATGAACAGGTCGAATGCTCACGAAAGCGCCTCTTTCATTTCCAGCAGTTGTTTGATGACCGCTGACGCTTCCGCTTTGGTCAGGTCTTTTGCGCTCGTGATCGTGCGCCCCGTGACGTTGCTTGCCACATCCTTTGCTGATTCAAGGTTGCATTCCCGAACCAGTTTCTTGATCGTGCCGATCTGCGGTTCTGTGATCTGCCCGTCACCAATCGGGATCACAGGGGCCGCTTCACCGGGTTCCTTGACGGGTGCCGATGGCCTGCGTGGGGCTGGCGTGTGATTCGTCGGGTGGTTTGCCCGTTCGTAGGACTGCGCATCGGGGTCGGTTTCGTCAGTTGGCAAGCAGAGGGTTTGCAACAGCGCGGTGCGAAACGCGACACTCATCGCCTTTGCTGTTGCCTTGTCACCTGAGTCGAAGGATTCCGCTGGCACCGTGGTTTCAATGCTTGAGCCGTCGCTGGCGTGGAACGTATAGCGCACCATCACGCGAACGCTCGCCATATTCTTCGACGGAGTGCCTACCTGCACCGTTTCGTACTGGTAATCCAACACTTGTGGCGTGACGACGATGCCGTGCTTCCGCAGCGCTGGTGACACAGCGTTCACCACCGCGTCGATGCCACGGAAGTTGAAGTTTTGGTGGGTGTTGCGGTCGCCCTTTCGTACCGCGCCGACCTCTTCCATGACCCGCGACAACGCTGCGACGATGCCCGGGTTGAACGGTGTTGTATCTGGTTTCATTTCACTTTCCCCTTCCGAAGCGCATGACCCGAATGGGCGCGCCTTCCGTCATGTACTGCTTGGCAAGTTCCGGGTGCGCTGTCTTGAATGCTTCGAGATCGAATCTTGCGCGACCCTTCTGACGCTTCCACGAAAGGATCGTGCGCCCGTCAGCCACCACGAATTCGGCATCGCCCATGCGCTTGGCGATCTGATCCCGTGCGTACTGTTCAGCCTCTTCAGCGTCTTTCTTCATCTTCTTTGACGTTTCAAGGTCGGTGATCCAATTGACCAGATGCTCGTCGGCTTCGATGCCTTTGCCTTCCTCAACAGGGATCAACTGTTGAATCAAGTCAGCGGTCATTTCATCTTCCAACCAGCCCGGGATCGTCTCTTCGTCAACCGCGCTACCCAGCAGTTCTGCCATCTCGTTCAGTTGGTCGATGACACCGGGCTGAATCTGCATTGGGATCAGCGACAACTGCTGTTGACGGTCGAACACGCTGAAGTAAATCTGCGCCCCTGTGCAGTAGTGCTGAACGTGGCCTTGCAGAACCCACGCAGGCATCAGGTCGGATTCGTCACGAATCACTCTTGCGTTCGTTACCTTGCATTCCACGACGGTTGCGTAGTCATCGCTGGCGAAGTCCAGCGTTGCCACCCAACGACCACGCGCGAACATTTCTGTTGGCTCATGCAGGTTCATGCCAAGTTCGCTCGCTGCGAACCGACCTAGCCCCGACTCAAAGTAGATGCCCTTCAGCATCGCTGCGGTTGGTGGCGTGATCACGGGTTCACTCATCTTTGACGCGAACAGTTCTGCGCGTGTCGTAAATTCGCTCGCGCCCATCAGCGCACCCGCTTCTGACGCACCGAAGATGCAGTTGCCGTTTGTGTCCCGGTGGCGCAGGTTGCGCCATTCGACAGACCCGTGAACGGGTTTAGGTATCCGTTTCATGTTTTCCCCTTGCTTGTGGTGGGCTGATTTGCCCACGCTGAGAATCATGCCCGATGGGTGTAGCACGATGCAAGAACCCTGCTGAAAGCCCCATTTCATAGGGGTTTGGCGGGTACTTGCACACTTCTGTTCTTTAGGGGTACACTTCTGTTCATGGACACAGACAGCCTGCGACTTACCGCCCCGATGCCCTGCCATCAGCAGATCGTTCACTTGGATTGCATCCCTGCGGTTCCTCGTCAGCGGTATTCGCGTGTCTGCAAGACCTGCAAAACAGCATGGGAAATCACGCGCATCAGCGGTTCAGCAACCGATGCGATGCGCGTGGACATTCTTGAGTGGGAATCCTGAAACAACAACACAAACAGAAGGGGAATGAAATGACTGCAAAAGACAAACTAGATGAACTGCAACAAATGATGCGTGAAGAACAAGGTTTGTCAGCCGATGGCACGACTGCACCCGATTACGGGTACTCGTGCGATTACTGCAAAGAGAAAGCACACTACGACGCGCAGACGATCAGCGGTTTGTGGGCGTTCATGTGCGACCAACACTTTGCAGAACACACGCACAAGCGTCTTGGATGGGGATTCGGACAACGACTGGTTCCCATCACCGACTAAACACGACAGAACACAAAAGCCCCCTGCGCCATGACTCGCGGGGGGCTTTTGCATTTGGGGGTGCGGGGGATCGGGGAAGGGGAATACCCGACCCCCCGCGAGACTAGGAAAGAATCGTCAAACGCTGAACCATAGCAACAGGTATCGCCATCACAGAGTCAATGCCATCGTTCGTGTTCACAGACTGTGCAACAACAACGTGACCCGTCTTGCTGTCAGGGATCAGATACCCGACCGTTCGCACCTCGCACGGTTCGTCGTCAATCTCTTCGACGGTCAGCCAACCGTGATTCAGGCTGTGCGCGTCATGCCAGACGACCAGCACCAGATCGTACGTCACCATTTTTCTTTAGCCCGATCCATACAGAACACCGGGGCTTGCCAGACAATACCTTTCTCTGGCGCGATGACGCTAAACGCCTGCTGCGGTTCCTCATACCCGAAGCCCATGACGATTGAGTATTCGTCAGCACCCTTCATCGACCCGTTCACAACCATTCCGGGTGTCTGGATCAGTTGATGCCAATGCCCCATCCACAAAGTAGAGAACTGCCCACCAGTCGCCATGTACCGCTGCATCTTCTGTGCGCGAAGTCGCATGATGGGGGGCCAGATGCCACCGATGCCACCACCGCCCCGCGCCTGATCGCCGTGGGTCAAAAGATGACCGCGCCCGTAGACCGTGAACAGGCAGTCAGCAGATTCAGGGACTTGAAACGTCACCGCCTTGTTGCCTGCAAAATGCCGTTCGACCATCTTCGCCAGCAGCCAGTCGAAGTTCGTCTTGGCTCGCATCTTCGCCCGTGGCTTACGGGTCGTACGCCCGTGGTTGCCCGGTACTGCGACGACATGAACCTTGCCGAATTCCCCGTGCAGTAGGTCGATGCTCGCGGCGATCTGTTCTGACCAGTAGAGCAAACTGCCAAGCATCGAATCTTCGTTCGTCTCTGACAGTTCCTCGTGAATGTCACCGCTGAACGTATCACCACCCAGCATCAGCACCACGCCGTCATACTTGATCCCGGCTAGGTAGTGCCGTGCCAATTTCACCACGTTCGTTCCCCACTTGTGCAGACGCATCGTGGCTATCTCGCGGTTGTAGGCGTTCAACCCGTGTATCTCGTCGGGGTTCACTACCTCATCAAAGTGCGTATCGGACAGCAGTAGGGCAAGGGTCGCGGCTGACTGCTTCGGTTTTTCTGGCGACAACCAGCGGGGCGGTTGGATCGTCGCAGCCTGCGTGGACTCAATGAACTTGAGCGCGGTGCGGGTCTGTTCCAGTTCGGCAACCGTCAGATTCAACTGGTTCTGTAGGTCGTCGCGTTGCCGTTTGTACCGCAACGATTCGATGCGGTCGTTGCCGATGGCGTTCAATTCCTCTTCAATTGACACAGCAACAGTCCTTGCTTGCGTGGCGGTGCATCACAGTTATCCCACCGTCGAAGCCCCTCTTCAGTAGAACCCTGCGGATCGCTTCGACCGGGTACTTGCCTTCGCTGAAGATGCGCCCAATTTCGGCAGCGTCGTCGGGTGGCAGCGTGTCAAGGAAGCGACCGACCTTGCAGCGGGTCAGCCCCACCGTCAGTTCGGCTTCTAGTTCGTCTCTGATTCCCATACCCCTTCGGCCCCTCTCACAGTTCCCCGGTGGCGTGATCCCTAACGTGGTCGTCGATCTTGTGTTCAATCCTGTTCAACGAGGTTACAACGAAGTTGTGATCCTCGCGGTTCTCTTTGCGGAAAGTTTGTAGCACCGCTACGACGACAGCGAACCCGCCCGTGATGATGGCAACGATGATTGCTTCAGTCATCGAAATCACGCAGCGCATTCAGCAGAGTGTTGACAGCCCAGATCGTCAGCCCGACAAACGCCAGAAAGACGACGAACGCGATCATGGTTTGTTTGGCGCGGGTGCGGTCGCGCTCACCGACTTCCAAGCCTTGACAAAATCGTTGGGGTTGTCTGCCATCGCTGGTGACAGTTCGATGTGCAGCCACTTGCCACCGGGCGTACCGCCATTGTCGGTCGCAGTCCAGACTTTGACCCCGGGCTTGCCACCCAGTTCCTTACGCTCGCAGCGGAATCCCCTGCCCCAGTCCTTGAACCAGTATTGGTGTACCTCTTCGATGCCAAGCGCAACATGGTTGGCAACTAGCCAGTCGAACACCTGCGATACCCACGCTTGATCTGCCTGCTTGTTCTTCGGCAGACCAGCATCGACCGCACGACCCGTCGCGTGGACTGACAGAAGGTTGCTGCCACGCATCGGGCGGTTCGCATAGATGCCCAGATTGCTGAACCCCCATCGGCTGTTCAGAATGTCAATCAGTTTCTCTGTGCCGGGTCGGGCTTTCGTCTGCCCGGGCGCGTCGGTTGAACCTGTGTATTTCATCGCTTCGCCTTCCCACCAAACGCATCGTTCAGTTCGTCACGGTCGATCTTGCCATCGTTGGCATACGCCTGAAGCAGTTTCCCGACTACGTTCGACGCGGCTACCGCGCCAGCGATGAACGCCGACTTCCACAGTTCGACATTGACGATGGCCCCACCTGCGACAGCGGCAAGCGAGGAATACCCGAACACGGCAAGTACCCGAAGGGCAACAGTTTTCATTCATCTTCCTTGTCTGTAACGACCCCCAGAAGATGCAAGCCAAGTGCGCCGAACGTCAGCCACAACGCCCACGTTTGCAGTCTCCCTGAAAGGGTCAGGATCGTGATGACCGAAGCAAGCAGGGTGAAGGCTAGTGCTGTGATTTCGCGCCAAACTTTCATCGTCTGTTCCTTCGGGCTGGCGCAGTTGACGACAAAGTTACCAGCGCACCCGTGACTGCGATGAGTGTTCTGCGTGTGCCTACGGGTACGCGCTGGTCTGCTGGCACATAGTCATCGAAGCCACCGCCAAAGACGTTCACGGTCTGCTCAAATTGGCGTTTCAGTTCCACCGGGGCATCGTTCAGTTGCTCAACTAGTTGCGCCTTCTCTGTCTCCGTCAAGTTTTGTATGTCGGCTGGCAGTTCGGTGATCGGTTCGGGGCTGATCGGTTCAGCCTCTACAAGGGTCGTGGTTACTAAAAGTTCGGTGGTGCTAGTCGTAGGCGGTTCCGTAATTGTCGTCGCTTCTAGGGCGGTTGTCGGGGGAATGGTGGCTGTCGGGCGTGGCTCTGGCAACGGTCGGCTAGAGGTGGGCAGGATCGTGGGCAAGATCGTGGTCACTACAGTTGGTTGGGGTTCTGCGCTACTGGTCGCAACATCCGCAATCGTGGTAGTCGTCGTTGTGGTTGGTATCTCTTCGGTTGTGGACACATCTACGATGGTTGTACCCACCTGATCCGTTTGCGGTACAGGCTCGCCCGTGGTGGTTGGCGCGTCAGTCACCACGGGCTGTGTCGTTTCCGCAACGGTGGTGAACGGTATTGTTTCCGTACTTGTCGTTTCAGGAAGGGTCGTGGTCGGTGCGTCGGTGGTCGAAGTCGTTTCTGGTGGTTGCGTTGTTGTTGACGGTTCGACGCTGGTGGTCGTGGATTGCGGATAGGTCGTCGTCGGATCGGCATTGGGAGTGACCGGGGCTGCGGAAGTCCCTAAGTCGTAGACCTGCCCGGGGCGTGTCGCGTCAGGATCACCGCAGCAGAACCCTGCCCGTAGACGGTAAGTGCCGGGGGCTACCAGCAGATCAAGGTTGGATTGCAGCCCGTACCAGTCGTCGTTCTGTGCGACCAGTTCACCTGCCTGCGTGTAAAGCCACAGCATCGGATCAGACCCGTAGCCTTGTGCCGCGTAGGTTCGGGCAACGAACTGCTGTTGCTCATCGAACGTGAACCAGTAATCGGCGGGTGTTCCTGTGATGCGCGGGTTGTCAGCGTTCGCAGTCGATGCGAAAGCGAGTAGCAGCGCGGGGACTGCGATCAGCCAGCGTCGGTTGATGTTTGCGCCCTTCAACAGGCGCAGGTACTTCCGTAACAGGTTCTTCTACAATGGTTGTTTGGCTCTGGTAGTTGCTCATCCCAGTTGCCGTGTATCCACCGTTTTCTGCTTCGTCGTCGGTCAATTCAATAATTTGATCGTCAATTTGTACGCGTGGCATTAGCCCTCCCTGTAGCCGTACACCGTGATTGTGCCACCCGTAAGGGTTTGCGCGGCATTGGGCAAAAAACGAATACCGTCATACGAAGTTGAGTTGAACAGCGTTCCGACGTATGTTCCAATGTCCGTCGCACCGATTGTTTTGATGAACGCCGATGGCCCAAGACGCGTTTCGCGGGTGTCGTAAGGGTTGAGCAGGTCAAACGCCGCAGAAATGTAATTTCCATTTCCCAACGAACACACGAACGAATACGCAGACGCGTTGTTGTCTGTTGCGCTGGCGTACGCCCCTGAAACTGTGACGCTCGCGTAAGTCAAAAGCCCGTAATACGCGGTGGTGGCTGGGGTTGTGCCAGACAACATTCGTGCGCCGAGGTTTAGCGTCGCACTAGCAGAAATTTGATCTAGCACTATGCGATAGGACGAAAAACTGCTATTGAAGCATGAGGTGACATCAACTGATGACACGGCTGAACCGACCGTGACTTGCTTGACAAATACCAAACCGCTGTTCGCCAAATAGGTGTTTATGTCACTTGCAGGAAGAGCCGTGTTATCGGTGAACGTCTTGACAGCCATTACAAAAGCACATCCTCACTTGAACCGATCAGCGAAACGCCAATAATAAACCAGCCCGTGTAACGGGTCGAACCATTCACCACAGTCTGCCACTCCCCCGGCGTAATCCTGTGTTCAATACTTTGCACCAACAAATCCTTCTGTATCGCAGACCCGACGCTAGGTGTCCTCTTGAACGTCACACGGTCAAGCAGTTCCAGCGCAAGCAGGCGAGGCCAGTTGTAAGACGGGTTCGCCTGACCTTTCGACATGAACGGTTCTATCTGCATCTTCGGGTTCTTGTAGATGGACAGAACCCTGCTCGCCAAAGTGCTGCAATCCGTCGCAGTCGCCAGACGGGTTTCGATGTTTTCGGCAGCGTCAGCGTAGGTGGCGATTGAAGTCGCATCAGATGTAGTCGCTTGAAAGTCACGCGACCCGGTAACAACCACCGTGTTACGCACCTGATCGGCAGTCAATGTGAGACGGATACCGTCAGCGTCGTAGCCGATCCCAGTACCAGAATCGGTGAACGTCATCTGCGAAGTATTAGAGCGTGACGAATTGAAGTATTGGTTACCGTCAACCAGTTGCAGAATACCTGCACGGTCAACGTACATTTCACCGTCATCGCCTGCGGTCAGGCGTTGCAGTTCTGGCAGGATCGGTTGGGCGTTCAACTGGTATTCCGCGACACGCGACGACATTTGGCTGTCAATGTTGTATAGCCCAGACGGTACGGTTGTCTGGTTCAAGTAGAACTGTGCGCGGTCAGCAGCAGGCTGGTCGTAGTAGTTCAGCCCGAAACGCGAGATAGTCGCCACTTCAGTTGCCGATAGCGCACGACCTTCCCACCATGCCATGTGTTGAAAGGTGATGTTGCCAGCCGCGCCGACACTACCGCCACCCAACTGTGTGAAGTTCGACGTTGCCAACGTACCTGTGTACGCCTGCGAACCGATCAGTTCGCCATCCAGATACATGTATTGCACCGATGCTGAAGCATCAACGACGAAGCAGTAATGGTGTACCGCTTCATCCATCATGCGCTTCGTTGTAGGTACGCCCCAGAATACGCCAGCGGTCGTGTACGAATACACTTCGATCTTCCCAGCAACAGTTGTGTTCGTAGGTGAATAAACGTAAATCTTCGGTGCGAGCGATGGGGCCCAGTTCAGAATGCCGACAGACGTTGTGAACGTGCCAGAGATTGACGCGAAACAAGAGAACGTGAACGAGCCACCAGCAACGGTTGCGGTCGGATCGCCAAGCGCATTAGCAACACCAGCGTTCGCGCTCACTTGCAGAGCAGGCGTAAGAATACCGTCTGCGGTTGAATTGACCTGCGATACCGAACCGACCTGTGCGCCAGAGGTGCTGTCGTTGATCATCACCGACATAACAAACGCATCCAATTTTGTCGTTCCGCTACTTACCGCCGGGTTGGGTTGCCACTTGGAATTGTTGACTACCGTGTCAAGCCCGTAGTAGCGACGAGTGTAAGTGCCGACTGTTGAATCCTTGTATGTGCCAGACAGTTGCGCCATGCGAATAAACACGGTCGGATTTAGGGACAGCGTGTAGTCCTCACAGTACGAACTTGCAGAGACTTCACGCGCCATCAACGCCATCAAGTCAATACATTCAATGGTCACCGTGGAATCAAGTCCACCGTCTGTATATTCCACAGGCCAGCCAGAGACGTAACCCCGGTACAACGGGTACTCTGTACCGTTCCAGTTCGCCACGATCTTCACTTGCTTGCGTGGCTTCAGGTTGGCGTAGTTCGCACCCGAACTGTTGAAGGGGTCGAACAACCTGTCACGGTTGTCCAGTACCAGCGAGGCTGTACCCGGGCCGAACTGTTGCAGGTCGTCTTGCCTACCGCGACGGATACTGATCTGCCTGACGTACTGGCTTATTTCTGTCCATGCTGGCGAGACTGTGTAGGGCGTGTCAGTCCATGCGATGAACACACCGACCGAAGGCAGGTTTGCCAGCGGTGCGTCGTAGCCGTCATACGAACGTGAAGCCGTGTCGTATGTCAGCGTCGATGTGTCGTACAGACCAGACGAGATAGGCATGGTCTAGTTGCGGTAGCCGTACACGCGGACATAACCGGTAGCGGTTACGGTGTCTCGCCAGTCCATAACGAGGCCAGTAGAACTCGTGTTAGATGTTTGTCTGCCGTGGAATACTCCGAAATAGTTTCCGCCTTCGTTCATTCCTGAGAAGGTCGTAGGGATAGACAAAAACGGCGCAGTAACGTCGAAAATGATGCAGTTACCAGCATTCGCGCCGGACAAACCTAACTGAATGTTGCTCGTCGAAATGTTTGATCCAGCACCTGTTCCGTCGTATTTTTTGTAGTCGATACAACTCGTATACGCGCTGCCAGACGAAAGAGTGCAGTTTACGAACTGTTGCGTCGGTGACTGTAAACCGCTAACTACGATTCTGTAGTTGTCGTAAAGACTGCTGAAACAATTGGAAATGGTTAAAGTGGAAGCCGCGGTAATGGCCTGAGCGGTCACCTTCACTAGCCCCATGTAGGTTTCGATTTTGTTCACCGCATCATTCAAATCTTGATGCTGCCCCGCGTGGCTAGGGCTGTTCAACGGTGAAGTCGTCAGCGGATTAGTGAAACTGTCAATCGAACCCGGAAACCCTGAAGCCATTTATCCACTCACCTTTATCGGTAGCGCACCAACCCGACGCTGATACGCAACAAGTTCATCCACGATCTGCTTACCGACCTGCGTACCATCCGCACCCATCCCGGCATTGACCGTGACGTTGATGATAGTTGGCTGCTGCATCGGAGACGGCAGGGGCAGGATCGCTTCATCACGACCGCCCTCGCCCACACGAACCAACGTGCCACCAGCGGAAGCCTTGACAATGCCACCGTCAGCCAGTTCAGGAATGTCCAAACCAGCCAGCCCAAACAACGCGCCGAACGACGCATCAACGGCAGCGGTCTTGCGCTTCAATGCTCGCTTCGGGTTCTTGCCAGTCTTGAGTTTCTCAACGTCAATGCTGTCAACGGTGTCTTTCACACCAGCCAGCAGGTCGGTTGCCAGTTTCACGCCAGCCCCAAAGAAGGAATCGGCTGCGCTCTTGCCGATGGTGTCAGCCAGAGTGGACACCGAAGCAAGGGTTGCGTCAAGTTCTTCCACCCGGGCTTTCGGATCAGCCGAAGCCAAAATGCCCTTGATGATCGAGCCGCCAGCGTCAGCACCAGCCGAAGTCAACTGGTCGATCAACGCCTGATCCGCACCCAAATCCAGCAGGGTTTGCAACTGTGTCTTGAACGTCTCTGCCGAACCGACCTGCCCCTTCAGGGCAGCGTCAAATGTCATCGGCAGTTTCTCTGCGTCGGTAACTTCCTTCGTCGCGTCAGCCAACTCGCGTCGCGCTTCAGCCACCGCTTCAGGCGTAGCGTCTTTGTCCTTCAGCAGGTCATCAAGTTTCTGCTGTGCTTCGGTGCGCTTCGTCGTCGCATCAGCCAAAGCCTTGACGTTATCTTCAGCGATCTTCTGCGCGTTCGCAAAATTGACCACGCCGGAGACAGAACCACCGATGCTGTCGCGGTAGTTCTTGTAAGCCGTGTTCGCCTTCTCCGCGTTCTGTTCAGCGTCAGACAGAGCCTTAGCCAGTTTTGTTTCAAGTGCCTGCGCCAGGGCTTCAACTTCTGACTTGAACTTGGCAGCAGCCTCTGCCGCTTTCTTGTCGGCTGCGCTCTGACGTTCACGGGTCGCGGCAATCGCCTTGTCAATGTCCAACTGCTGCTGGCGTTCCTCGTTACGCAGAATCGCCCGTGAGTAGTCCTCGTAGGTTTTCTTCAGGTCAGTCAGCCCGGTTACGCCTTCAGCGTTGATCTGGTTCAACGCCTTCTGCGAACCAGTCAGCGAATCGACCCGCGACTGGTAACGCTCAATGAGCATCGTATTGTCTTTGTATTGACCGCTGGCTTGACCCAGCGTGGCGTTCTGCGCCGACCACGCATCAAGCAAAGCCTGTGCCGCCTTAGGGCCAGACTGCTTCAGCAACTTGTTGAAGGCTTTGTCAATCTCTTCAATGTCACGCGATGCTTCGCCACCAACAATCTTGACTTCCTTGCCAAAGTCAGTCCAGATGTTTGATAGTGCGCGGAAACCGTCTTGCTCTTTGACGAGATTGCGGAACTGTTCAACAATCTTTCGTGAATCAACAGCGTTCAGCGCAATGGTCAAATCCTGCAACGCTCGTTCAGTTTTGCCTGACGCATCGCTGATTTCATTCATTACGCCAAACACGGCTTCGCTAAGTCCGATTGCTGAAATAGCCAGACCTGCGTACTTGGCTGCGCTGCCAAGTTTCGTCAGCGACCGTTCACCGTCATCGCCAAGCGTCGTGAACCTGTCACGCAGTTTGATCGCCTGCCCCGCCATCAGCGAGAGGGTCGAAACCACGCCTAGTCCCACAGTCCCGAAGGCTGCGAACTTGCCGATAGCACCGCCCGTCGCATTGTTGATTTCCCCCAGTTTGTTGACCGTGCCAGCAATCGCTGTAGCAGATTTCTCTACCACCGGGATAAAGGCTGAACCGATAGATTCGCCAGCCTCGCTGATCGCCACCCGCGCACGATCCAACTTGCCTGCATAGGTTTCAGCCCGTGCAGCAGCCGCCCCACCGAACTGCTCATTCAATGCCTGAAGCGCAGCGTTGAAGTCCTTTGACTTCTTTACGTTCTCGTCAAGCGGAATCCCCAGCCGCGACAACGAACCGACATTGCCCGATGCCGCGCGACCCAATGCAATCGTGACGGTTTCCAAGTCGCGCCCCGTCGCCGCGCTTATGTCAAGGGCTGTATTCAGTACCTTCGTTGCCTTGTCGGTATCACCGAAGGCGCGAACGAGGTTGCCCAACGCGGGTCGCAACTGATCGTCAGCAACGCCCGTCGCCCGGGCAGTCTTGTCGATCAAATCTTCTACAGCGTCGATCTGTCTCTGGGTTGCGCCAGTTGAGTTACGCAACTGTTCAGCCAGCAACGCCTGTGCCTTCTGGTCGTCAATCGCGCCCTGCGCCAACTTGAACAGACCACCACCCAACGTGCCTGCCGCTGCAAGTCCGGCAGCACCGAACTTCGTAAGGCTCGCGCCAGCCTTCGCAAGACTGCTTTCCGCTTTACGCATTTCACGTTCAGCCGAACCAGACGTTTTCTCGAATGCCTTGATTGCTTGATCCGCGTTAGCGGAGATAAGAAACGCGAGACGCTGCGTGATCGTCGCCATCAGCCGACCAGCCCCTGCCCGAAGGTGCGCTTATCGCCACGAACCGTGATGGTGGTTTCCCGACCCATGCGCCACACATCGACAACACGCGACTGCACCAGCGCGGTAGCCACTCGTGCGGCATCATCTTTCTTGGCTTCCAAACCTTTCTTGAAAGGCTGCTTGCCCTTGAAGCCCGGGTGCTTTCTTACCCTGTATCGCGGCCCCTCTGGTGTACGCAACGGGGTTGCACCGCTGAACAGCCCTGCCCCACCGTAGGCAATGTCTAGCGAACGCTGACGCAACGCATACGCCCGTGCGCCTTTCTTGCCCTTCTCGTACTGCACCTTGCCAAGCGCAGCGGTGATTTCGTGTTCAGGCGAACCGTACTCAATGAGTCCCCACGGGCCACGCGCCACCAGCAGGGCGGTCGGGTTGTATGTCCCTTTCATGTCGAACCAAATCTTCAACTTGTGCGTTTCGGGTCTGATACCCGTGAACGAACCGCTGCGCTGTTTCTTTTGTTTCATGCGCGAGAAGTGGTCTTTGCCTTTCAAGGCTTTCGTGCGCTCGCCTTCGATGCTGTTCTTCAGCATCAGCGCAGCCTTGAATACGCCTTCCTTCTGAGATTCAAGCGCAGCCTGCCCAGCACGTTCAATGAGTACGGCAAGATCAGTCACCGACCGTGTACCGGGCATCTGTGCTTACCTGCCTTCCTTGATCCTTCGCCACCGCAGGTAGGCATTCATTGTGTAGAGCATCCTAGATGATTCTTGCATCAGCACCGAAGGTGCAATGCCCGTTTCTACTGCGAGTCGGGCAATGAACCAATGGGCTGACTGCTCTCCAAAGGGGGATGCTCAACCTCGTCATCTAACGCCTTCACGTTCTCCACCGTGTTGATCCATTCTTCCCACGGCAACGCGGTGCGTTTCTCGCGGGTCAACGCAGCCCACGCAAGGAAGCCTTGATTAGTCAGACGGAAATCATCGAACGTAACCACGATGGGGTTGCGGTCAAAGCGTTCCTCAAACTTCACATAGTCCGGGTAGAACGCGATGACCTTTTCAACCGTGCCATCTTGGAACAGCACTTCAAGTGCTTGTCTCATTTAGAAACCTCGCAGGTAGGTAGTGAATGAATTAGGCGGTGGCCTTCGTGACTGCGCCCGTGATGGGCCAAGTCACATCAGCGGTCAGCAGTTCGCCAACAGCACCAGCGACAGGCGACCACGACGTAACCAGAACCGTACCCGTGTATTTCGGGTTGGTCGAAGAAACGCCAGTACCGTTCGGGAGAACCTCAAATGCAGCCGTGCCACCGATGAGCGGGTACACCGTGGCTTCAACAGCGGCAGCAGCAAAATCCTGCATGAACGAAATCTGAAGCGAATTGTCCTTCAGACCACCGACGCGCTCTGTGTTGCCACCCGATGCGAACGTGGTCGTTCCAACTTCTGCGACGTTGCTGGTCAGGTTGACCGATGCGACGTATGAAGAAAGATCAACGCCACCGACCTTGACGACGACTGCGGTTGCAACTTGCTTTGCCATTATTCGTTCTCCGTTCCAACGGGTTCAGGTTTTGATTTGTTCGGCGCAGGAACTTCGGCAGGCTCAATGTGACCCGTTGCCAGCAAGAAATCTACATCCCATGCGGGGGTTGCTTCAACCACTTCCCCCGGCAGGTTGTCATGCACGGCACACGGGCCAACGATCTTGAACTTCATGCTCACGAAGAATACACGCGCACGGTGAAATCCATTGACAGGTATTCAGTTTCGTTCGCGGTGATCGAACTGATCCCGGACACCTGTTCAACCTGACAGTCATCCACTTTGCCACCCAACGTGCGGTCACCTTCGATAGCGGCCTTGATCGACGCGCTACCCGTGGGCGATGCGTATGCGTCAAGGCTGGCTTCGGCTGGTCGTTCTGTGGGTCGCGCCACAAAGACGCTGACGGTGCAAACGAATTCGGTCAGCCCCGACCGCATCGTGCGGTGGTACAAAACTTGCTCAATGTTCGGGTACGCCATTGGCGCGTTCATCTGGTCAGGCTGGTAGGCGTAGGTGCGAAGCCCAGTAATCGTCGCCAGACGAGCAGCCAGACCCGCTTTCACCTCGCTGATCGTGGCGGTCACGCTATGCCATCCATCTTTCGGTAGGGGTCAATCGACATGGCAACGTCTGGGTCAAGCCTGCTGCCGACACGGATGCCGCCCATGTCACCGAATCCGATAATGCCAAGCGGGGAGTCGTATCGCTTGTAGAGCCGCTGCGCCTGAATCGTGCAGGCGTACTTGATCGCGGTAGGCACGGAAGGCCAACCCCAAACCCCGGTCACCTTCACCAAAGCCAGATCGTTAGTGTTCGGAAACAGGTAGTTCAGGCTGGCGCGGATGCGCGTGTAGGGCCAGACCTGACCGTTGCTGTACCCGTTCAACGGTTCTAACTGGTAGTTCGATGGTGTCCAAGTCAGAGCAAAGTTGCCGTCAGCGTTCTGGTCGGTTTGCAGCGTGATCGCTGTCCCGGCGAGGTCGTCAACGTCGCAAACAAGTTCGTTCTGCGCGGCGAAGTATCGTGCCGCTGTGCCAGCGTTGTAGAAGATGCGGTTGCAGTACCCGTCAATTTCCCGCGACGAAGTTTCGATAGCCAGTTCGATCAGGCCGTCATCGACCGCATCGACAATGCGTAACGCAGCCTTCACATCGTTCAGAGTTGTATAGCCGTTCGTTATCGTCATCGTGTTCCTAGCCAGTTGATGAGACGCTCAAAGCCTTCAGCATAATTCACAAGACACAAATCCCCGTATAGGTCATTGAACTTCGTGTTGTCGCAGTCCCGACCCAACACCCCAGACGGTTCGGTTTCGTCGTAGTAAATCTTGGCTTCGGGAACGCCTGCTAGTTGCAGGCACAGGGTCTGCACTTCGTTGCACGAAATCGCGCCTTCGTAGCCCACGTTCACCGGGCCGTCATAATCCTCGTTGAGGATCGCCCAAATCTTGTTCACGGCATCGTCAATGTAGAGATACGAACGCTTCTGTTCCCCGTTGCCCCACATCTTGACGAATCCCGTGTCACGCGCCTTCAATGCCTTCGTCGCAGCAGCGGTCGGGAACTTCATGCGCTCACCCTCGCATTCCTGCCCGATGCCGTAGACGGTGTGCAAGATGCCTACGCGCACATCCTGTTCGTGGCGTTCCGCAAGTCGAAGCATCATCAACTTTTCCCGACCGTACATCTGGTCAGGCCAGCCGAATTCAATCAAGTCCTCATGCAGCAACGCCGGGTGGCGTTCATCCATCTGAAGGTGCGTCGGGTAGATGCAGGCAGACGACGCGACAAAACTTGTGGGAATTTCCCACCGTGCGATTGCCGACAGCACGTTGAACGTGATGCGGCTGTTGTCGATGTAGGGCTGGTAGTCGTGCTTGTGGAAGAAACCAACGCCACCCATGTTGGCGGCGAGGTGGATCACCATGTCAGCGGTCGGGATCACGGGTTCGGTCGTGGTCAGGTCTATAACAGATTTGTTATGGCACTCATTCCAGATGCCAAGCCTGAACTGGTCGGTGGGTTCTGCGTGGTCAATGGCGTGAACCCGGTGACCCTCTTCGATCAGGTACTTCGCCATGTTTGATCCGATGAAGCCTGCGGCCCCAGTAATTGCTATGTCCACAAGTGTTGCCTTTCTAGGAACCGAACACGATCTGCGGGTTCAGTACGACTGCCCTTGTTGTACGTCTCGTCAATGCTGGCTTTACCCCAGCACCAATGGTTGTGTTCAACGACCGAAGCAAGGCAAGGGGTGAACGCGCCACGATGACGGGCGGTGGCGATGAATTCGGTATCAGTCCAGTTGTGGTTGTAGCCCTCGTGCAGCATCAGCCCGGGTTCGTCTACGACCCCGTTCGTGGCGTAGTCACGGGCAACGAGATAGTGGGTGGCATGGCTACCTGCCAGAACGTCAGGGTTCGCTAGATCGTTTGTGCCGACCACCTTGATCGGGTCAACCATCTGGGCGGTGGCTATCTCAAGCCAGCCTGCGTGAAAGTTCAGATCGTCAGCCCCAGCGAATACCAGCGGTTCAGTCGTGCGGTGAATGCCCGTGTTGATTGCCCCCGCATAGTTGCGACTGCGTTCGTTGTAGATGAAGTTCACGTTCCTGAACGGGTTGCTGGGAATCATCTCCATCGTGCCTGCGTCGTCGGCTTCGACCACGAAATACACGACCACGTTGGGCGAGGATTGCAGCGCGTTCTCTGCGACTTCCCACAGGCGGTGCGGTCGCTGAAATGTCGGGATCAGAACAGCGCATTTCATTGGTACACACACTCCCAAAAATAAACCCCGGCATTGTCAACCAGTTCCCGCAACCTAGACGGATCATCCCAGCCTTCGACGCTGGTGATACCTACGTTGCGGCTGGTGTGAATCTGACAGCCCGACAGCACCGCTTCCATGACGGCACGGCCTTCTGACTCAAAGTTCAGGGGCAGATGTACGAACCATTCCGCTTGGCTCATAAGCGTCAGCACTTCCTCGCGTGGCAGCGTCGATACCGCCAGCAGGTCGATGCCGAAGTTGTACGCCCATACCTTCGCCTGCTGCAAACCTTTCAGCGGGTGGTTCCTCGCGGCCCAAAGCGCAAAGTTCTTTTTCTCTTTGTTCTGGCATTCGGTGGTATCAAAATGACTCAACACCAGTTCGACTGATCGTGGCTCGCACCATTCAAGTTCGCGTTCCATGTGGGCAGGCGTGTGGACAACTAGCGGGTCGGCAGCGTTCAGCAGCGCGTTGCGCCCGGGCGATTCAGTCTGCTCATGGTGCAGAAACACCATCGGGTTTTCGTCAGCCAAAGTGACCATCGCCTGTTCACTCAACTGGTCGGTTCCCGTGATCACGATGCGTTCCGCGCCTAGTGCGCGTTCCCATTCGTGCGGTGGGATCAGTTCGATTTCTGCCCACGGTGGCGCACAGTCACGATACGCGGCATCGGACATTTCAGCCCCGCCCCGATACTTGCCGGGAAGCCAGCGACCCCCGCCCGTATCTTCGACGGGTAGATGATGCGTCACCCACGCGATCACTCAACGACCGCCATGATCGGTTGCCAGAACGTACTAAAAACGTG